CCACCTATAGCTGAAGAAATTGGTTCTGGTATTAAAGTAGCAGCTGTTAAAAAACCTATTATTCCACCTAAAGTATTTCCAGTAGCACCAAATCCTGCTTCTTTCTTTGTTTCACCTTTTTCTCTTCTATCTTTATAATCCATTACACCAAAACCGACATCGAGCAATGAACCAATAATTGGAATTCTTCTTAGAAATCCCCTAGCCCCTGTTTTAGCTCCTGTTTTAGTGGTTTGCTCTAATGCTTCATTAGCAATTTTTCTTCCTGTTATACTTTTAAAAAAGTTTCCAATCTGTTTTCTTAAACCAAGTCCAGTTCCAACTATTCCACCTCCTAGAAGTAAATTTTTTGGTTTAAATATTTTTAATATACTACCTGGACCTTTTGTAATTATCTCCCCTGCTTTCTTTAATGCAAATTTCCTAAAGTCATTAACATTTCTAAGTATAAAATTTAGTATGGATTTAAATGGTCTTATGAGTAATCCACCAAAAGCAACCTTGAGTGCAATACCTGCGAGACTACCGATTGTTGCAGCTATTTTTCCTACACCTAATGTTAATACAGTTCCTATACCACCTAAGATTAGTAAGTCTGTTAGAAATTTTCTTTTAAATTCATTTAATTTATCAACATTTCCTTCCGATGATAATCTTAAAAACGATAAAGTTTTATCTGTTAACCACCCACCAGCAAGTATAAACAAAAATTCTGCCAATCTACTTAATATTCCTCTTGCAAATGTAGCAACTCTACGAACAGGAAATAGTAACGCTGATTGTATTTTTCTCTCTAATTCTGATTCTTTACCCTCTCTCAATCCCTGCTCAGCTAATATTGCTTCTCTTTTTTGTCTTGCTGCTTCTCTTTGTCGATCTAATGAATCATTTACATCTAAATTAGATTTAATATTGACAAGAGAACTATTAAGATTAATAATCTGGTCAGATATTGTTGTTAATTGAGATGAGACGTTTGATAGTGATAGTGAATTTTGATTTAGTAAAGCAGTCGTCTGTGGATCAGGTTGTGGAGGTGGAGGTGGTGCCTGTATTAAAGGAGCAGGCTGACTAGCTTGAGGCAAAACACTTCTACCAGTAAAAACAGAAGAAGATACACTCCTATTGATACCTCTTATTCCTCCAGCTATTGGCGATCCTAAACCTTGTTCCTCATCCATTACGTTCTTGTTGTGCTTTTAAATTTTCCTCTTCAACATATTGTTGTAAAAGAGATACATATATCTCTCTTTCCCACGGAATCATATTCTCAAGTTCAGTTAAACTATATTTATGATGCTGCATCAAAGCAAAATTTAACTTGTAGTATGACACAAGATCTTCATGTGCCATACTTATCCGAAAAAACTTTGCAGCCCCTCTATTTTAATTTCACTTTCAACTTTAGTATTTGGATTTGTAACTTTAACAGTATGAGTTAATTTTGGCATAGTTGTAAAGAAATTTTCAACCATCTTGAATTGACTTGAGTTAAGTGATTCAACAAAATCTGATAGTTCTTTCTTTGTACATTCTTGATGTGACCATGTTTCCTCATCAGAATAAACTTGATCAATACAAGATGAAATCAAATCAAAAGTATCTTCTACCTTTAATTTTTCCACTGCACTAAAGTTAGTTTTAATAAATTCGTCCAGTGAAGGATATTTCATTCTAAGAGTATATGTGTCATCTAAGACAATATCTGTAGAATGTTCTTTATCTTTTTGTACTGCGATGTCATCTATGTTTATTGACATCGGTATTTGTGTTTTATTGTCATCAGGACAAGTAATCATCACTTCGATATGTTCACCCACAGATTTACCACGAATATTCAAAAATAAATATTCAATGTCAAAGGTTGCAAGTTTGTCAACTTTTATTCCTTTGGTTAAAATACATTTCACTAAAACATCTTTAACTGCTCTAGCAATTTGTTTAGAATCTTGGGATTCCATCGCTATAATTAAAATCTTCTCCTCCTTAACTAAGAAAGGGCGATATTTAATTTTTCTTTTAGATGATGGCAAAGTCAACTCATATGTTGGAGTTGATATGGTTGGTAAAGGCATAATAATTACAGCACTTCAGTATGATTATTTATAGGTGTTCCAGAAAGTTATAAACCAGGAAATAGTGTGGAGTCAGTACCAAATCTTCTTGTAATGCCTCCAGCAACTAAATTTTGTGGTAAGTTTCTGTATTGGGTTCCTTCATTTAGTAAAGCTAAATCATTCGTAAAAATTCTACTTAATTCATTATTATTACGCTCGGTTAATCTTGCCGAAGCTCTTGCATCTCTTGCAGGTTGATTATTCAAGTCTAAACCTAATGCTCTCGCTAATGAATTAGATTCACCACAAATATACCTATCAAAACTGAAACTTGCTGTTGCTTTTAAAACTTGCGAATTTTGATAAGAGACTCTGGTTGAATTGAGATTCAAAGGAAACATTCCAATAAATCTATATTCTAAGAATTGAGAATGATTTTTTTCAAACTTAACAACTCTTGTATCATTTGATTTATACTCATCAGGATACTTCATTTTAAAATAATAAGTATCTGATGATGGGTCTGCTATTGAACCACTGGCTATGAACTCCATCCAGTGTTCTAAAAATTTTAATGATTTATATTCATTGTCAACATAAAAATCAAAATTTACTTGTGTAAAATTTCTAGTATGGGCAAATCTTTCAATTACACCCTGATAATCACCAGCGGTATTTAAGGTTGCCAATGCACTGCCTGGCAATACTGCATCGCTGCAAAGTAATCCTACATTATCTGATATGAAACGATCATTCACACCTTTCTGTCTTAGAAATCTACGACAATCTCCCCTTGGTAAAACAAATTTTACTAGAAACTGAGATGTCTGAGCTACATTCTGTAACTTAGGCATTATATCTGATATCTGTCTCGGTCTTGGTGCTGGCACTCTAAATACTTCTATAGTATAGTTATTTAGATGGCTTATAGGGGAAAATACTATCCATCATTTCCTAGAAAGTATAAAGGTGATCCTACAAATATTATTTACAGATCACTCTGGGAGAGAAAGTTTATGGTGTATTGTGATAAAAATGCAAAGATATTAGAGTGGGGAAGTGAAGAAATCGCTCTGCCATACATTTCTCCCCATGATAGTCGAGTGCATAGATATTTTCCAGATTTTTATATCAAAGTTCAAGAGAACACTGGTAAAATAAAAAGATATCTAATTGAAGTGAAACCATTGAAGCAAACAACAAAACCTAAAAAACCAAAAAGACAAACTAAAGGTTACATTCGTGAAGCATTTGAATATGCAAGAAATCAGGCAAAATGGAAAGCAGCAAGAGAATATTGTGCTGACAGAATGTGGGAGTTTAAAGTTATTACAGAAAAAGAGTTAGACATATGAGTAGAATAGATCCTATAATGAAAAATCTTATCGGCACAGAGAGTCCCGATGATTTAGCAACAGAAATACTAGATGTATTAACTGAAGGTAGTAATGTTCCCGAAGCAGGTAATTTTTACGTCTTTGTATATCGTGCAAAAACACCTGGTATTGCATATGACTCACATCCACTTGTTGCGGTGACTGATGTTTTTCAATGGGGATTCAAAGGACTTAATTATCACTGGGGAGAAATGAGACAATATACGTTCCCAGAAGTGGTAGGTGGTTTATATAAAGTAGATGAAATGGAATTAAGAGATCTAAGAACTTTGCCTTTTGTCAAAATCATACTAAATAGTTAAAAAAATTATAAATGGTACAGTATCCTCCTAATTATAAAGAGCAAGAAACATATTATGCTTCACAAGAGTATAAGGATGGTGTAGCTGAGGCATTAGAAAAAGATAATAAACTTCCCACGTTTGAGACAAGAGATAGAAAAGTAACTAGTAGAAATCGAAATAAAAAATTACCACCATTAAGTTATCCTCTTGCAACAGGACCAAGTCAAAGAACTGGTGATAGACTTGTCATAAAGTGTTTAAAATTTGAACCACCAGAAGATGGTGCAGGAGCAAAAGTCACACCAACTAATTTGTTCAAAGAAACATTTAAAGACGGTAAATCACAAGGTGTATCTGTCATAACCTCAAAAGAAATGGCAGCTATAAGAAATAATGAGATGAAAATACCTGATGGGAATGGTGGATTCATGACAGGAAATGAAAAAATTGGTATTACCTTTGAAGTAACTGATGCAAACTCTCGATTAAGTGCTGAGTCAAATAGATTATTGAAATATATTATTGAATTACCTATACCTCAAGATTTAACTGACTCTAATTCAGTAACTTGGGGTGAAGATCGTGCAAACGCTCTTGAATTAGGTGCTCTCGCAGCAGCACAACAAGCTATGGGGGGAAATATTGGAGAAGGTATTGTTCAATCAGGACAGACAGCAGTAAGAGCGTTAAATGAAGGTGTTGATATTCCAGGTTTGAAACCTGAAACACAAGGTGCAGTAAGGGCAGCATTATCAGGAGCAGCAATCGGTGCTCTTGGTTCAAATATAAGTCCACAAAGTGTGATATCACGTTCAACAGGTCAAATTTTGAATAATAATTTAGAATTACTTTTCAAAGGAGTAAATTTAAGAACTTTTCCATATAGTATTACATTTTCTCCTAGAACTCCAGAAGAAGCTAGAGTTGTAAAAGATATCATAAGACGTTTAAAGGCATCGATGGCACCGAAAGCAGGAGAATTTAATGGTACTGCTGCTGGTATTTTTATTCAATCTCCAGACGTTTTTCAACTCAAATATTTAAAGGATGACGTTGATCATCCATTCCTAAACGCATTTAAATTATGTGCGTTAACAGGAATGAGTGTGAATTATACAAATGCGGGAACTTATACCACATATGAAGATGGAACTCCAGTCAATATTAGAATGAGTTTGACATTTAAAGAACTTAATCCAATTTACCATGAGGACTATCAACAAGTTGGTGCAGGACCAGGAGTGGGATACTAATGGGTTTTTTTAAAGAAATACCAAATATAGCATATCAATCACCTCTTTCTCACAAAAATTCATCTAGAGATTATATTGTAATAAAGAATATTTTTCGTAGT